GTCGCAATCGCAGACGTGAGGGCGGAACGGTAGACGCCACGCGAGAGTAGGCCGTAAAGGGGCGAATAAAGCCCCAGGACGCGACTTAGACCGCTCGGACACCCTACAGCACCCCCAAACGGCCCTAGCGCCTAGAACAGCGCCGGGGCCGTTTCTCTTTCCTTGGTCCCCTCTTGACCTCCTCCCTGTAACCCGTTACACTAGTGGGGTGACGTGCCAAGAGTGCGAAAAGCCCATCTCAGTCGAGCGAGCCATCGCCGCGCAAACCCGCGGCAAGGTCGCGCTCTACTGCTCGGGCGAGTGCCGACTGCGAGCCGCCAACAAGCGGCGCAAGGTCAGGAACGCTCAGGTCGCCGTCGCAGAGGAGTGAACGATGCTACTACTACCGACCGAGAAACCGCTCGCGCTGATGAGCGATGAAGCGCTGCAGGACGTACACGAGGGCCACTGCCAGATGCTGTCCGCAGCGCATTATGCGCCTGCCGGGACCGATATCGAGGCGCTGGCATTCGACTACGCGATGAGCCTCGCAGAGATTGCGCGACGCGATGCTTTGCAGCAAGCGCGCATGATGAGTTTGCCGCTATGACCGACGAGCAGAACCTGCGCCTTGCGGCCGCAATAGCCGACCTTGCCCGCGCGGAACGCGATTGCGCCCGATTGACGGCGGCGCTTGTGGCGGTCAGGGATTTCCGTGACCTGTGGATTGCTCAGGGGCTCGCGGCAGCAGCAGACCGAGACATCGTGGCAGGGGTTATTTATTCCCGAGGTAGCGACCTAAACGCCCCGCTGGAAGCGGTCAACGACCTGCTCCCGCCCTCGGAAAACGTACCCGCTGGAACCGTTGCCGTTCGCGAGATTTGGGACGGAGAGCACTACGGGAGCCACCGCACCGAGGTTAAAACGCCTGACGGGTGGCGCGCTATCGACAGCGACCCCGAATCCGATGCGGGGCGCTACAATGCAGGCAGTCTGCGTATCATCGGTGGCGCCTTTGGAGAGCCGTCCTCATGAACCGCTACAAGCCCGCTCGCCCGCGCTTGAATGTCGAGCGGCAGTGGTCGGCAGCGAAATGCGCGTTCGTGCTGGTGCTCTGCTCGCTCGCGCTGTGCGCCGGTGTGCTGTGGCTCCTGAGCGGGACGGGGCTGCGATGAGCGACCGCAAGGAAAACGGGCTAATCTTCTACGGGCTCGTGTGCGGATACTTGCTCGGAACGCTAGGGCGCCAGCCGTGGGCAGTCGTGGTCGCAGGCGTTGCGGGTATCCTCATCGGCTACGGGCTGACGATTGCGCTGCCGTGGCTGTGGTTTAAGTTCCCGTATCGTCTACGAGTGGAGCGGTTCCGATGAGCGAGCGCTGGAAATACGACTACATCGTCGGTACGGACATGGGCTACAGCCCGAGCGTCATCTCGCGCGGGAACGCCATGCAGGACGCCTACTGGAACCTTCCGCTCGTCTGCCGCGACTGCGGATACGAGAGCCACGACGAGGAGGCGCGAGAGCTAACGCACGGCGACATGGGCGACCCGTCAAACGCGCATTACATCTGCTCCGATGAGGACGAGTGCCTGGACCGCCAAGAGCGCGCAGAGGGGCGGGCGTGAGCGTAATCATCGACACCCCTGACAAGCGCATCACTTTCGGTGACGGGTTCTGGTTCGGAAATGCAGACGTTGGAGCAGGCTTCTATGTCGAAGAAAAATGCGCCAACGGCCCCACGCAGGTAACCGTTAGCGGCTGCTCCATTCAAGCTGGGGACCACCCTCCTCTTTGGCGTGCTCCTCGGTTTTGGTGGAAAACCTTCCGCGATTTTTACCGGATGGCGCGACGAGCGCCTTCGGTTAGCTATGGTCTGATTTATGAGCACTTCGGCTCCAATGATGACAGCCCCAGCCACGAACTCCCGAACGGGCATTACGAATACGTTGCCTTTCCGTGTGCCGAATATGAAGGTCAGCAGCCATGAGCGGCAAAGTGCTGGAGTTCCGCCTGCGCGGCTGCGACGAACCAACAGATGTGCCGCAAGCACTTGGATTAACCCCGCCAAGGAACCAGGGCCAAGTGCTTGGGACCTCGCTCCGCGCCGAGAGCGGCACAAGCGCGGAACCCGACACCACGGCCGCAGACATGGACGCCACGCAGCGCGTACACTACTGGCTGCGCGACCTCTTGATGCTGGCAGACACGAAGCAGATGCTGGCCGACCAGGCAGCAGCCATTCGCGATCACGTTATCGCAGAACTGAAAGCGCGCAACCGGCGCAGCATTACGTTCCCCGATGTGGTGGCCGAGTTCCGCTCCGTCTCCGAACCGTGGTGCGTTTGCCACAACGCAAACGTGACCGTCTGCCCGAAGGCAAAAACGGGCGAGCGCGTTCCCTGCTACATTCAGCAGATGGAGCCGCGCCTTGTCGTTCACGAGCCGTACCGATGATACGCTGGCCGTGGGAGCCGAAGCCATCGAAGCCCTGGCCGTTCCCAGGAGAGCCGCGAGAGCCGCGCCTGCCAGGTGCGCCGCTAGACCCAGCGGAGCCGCCGCCGTGGTGAGCCTCCCCGCTGTCTCGCAGGTCGCACCGAACCGCTGGCTCGTGCGCGGGCGCTTACGATTCACCTATCCGGTCGCCCGAAACGGCTGGACCGGAGCCCTCACCTGCTGCTGTATCGCAGCCTCGTTCGGCCGAGAGTGCCGGCACGTTCGCGCCGTGGAAGCGCGCCTCAACACTACACCCTAAGCCAACAGAAAGAAGCCATACGCCATGCCATCCTTTCAGCAGTACGTAGAACCGGCTGGAGCCACCGTCGAAGATGGTGTCTACTCCGCCACCGTGACCAAAGCCAAAGTCGTGCTAGACGACAGCGGCGTGCCGAAGAAGAACGATAACGGCAAGTGCTCGATCGACGTGACCTTTGACCTCGGAGAAGAATGCGAGGTGCGCCGTCGCTACAGTATCAGCTTCGGTCAGAACCGCACGAACGGGCAGTGGGCTGCATTCGCAAAGTTCCTTGCAGTCGTGAGCGGAACGCAACCGTCCGACCCGCGCTTAGCGCTTATGGAGCCCGAGGAACTGCTCGGGAAGAAGTGCCAAGTTGTTATCAGCACAAACGACAAGGGGTACAGCAACGTGGACAACGTGCTGGCTGCAAAGAAGGCTACGGGCAAGCCGCAGCCGTCTGCGCCGCCTCCAGCAGTCGTTGAGGACCACGCTCTCGTAGACGAGGGCGACTTCCCGAGCGACAGCGACGAGCCCGAGTTTTAGCATGGACACCGTTGCCGACGCGAAAAGCCAGCTGCGCTTGGACAGTACGGCGGCTGACCAGTACGCGGCGCCCCGCTTCCAAACCAGCCAGGCGCAGTCGCAGGCCCCGCCGACTTCGGCTCACAGCGGGGCCCCTACGCTCTTTGACGGAGCAACGTATAACAGCGCCAGGGATGGCGCTAGGCTGGAATCTCAGGCCGCTAAGGTAGCGTTCCTGATGGCAGATAAGCGGTGGCGCTCGTTAGCCGCGATTGCTGCCCTCGTTGGCGGAAGCGAAGCGGGCGTGTCAGCGCGGCTTCGGGATTTCCGCAAGAAGAAGTTCGGGTCTAAGACGGTTGAGCGCCGCTACATCTCCAACGGTCAATGGGAGTACCGCGTCCTATGACAGGGCTCTGCTCTTACTGTCGGCACCCAGCGGCGTCGCATACCGACATTCGCCGCTGTGGAGCCGAGCGCGGATACATCCACCAAGACGGACAAGTGTTCGGGCCTCCTCCTGGTCTTTGCGACTGCAAGTTTACCGAAGCTGAGATTTACGCCGCAAAGGCCGTTGCGTCGGAGATGCAGTTCCGTAAGCCCAAGAAGCGGAGCGCTGCGTAATGCCAGGGCCACTTAAGCCAGCGCTGCCTGGGCGCAAGCGCCGCGTGCGCGTAGACCTGCCGCCGATTCCGACGATGAAGCGCGACGGCGTGCGCGACTACGGCGTGACGGCTATTGGCTTCTTCGCCCACGGGTACGTTTACGGGGCGGTCAAGTCGCGCCCGATACCAATGGAAGTTTTCCCCGCCGACACACCGGAAAAGCGGCTGTTCGTCGCGGGGCAAGTTGCCGCCACGCAGGATCGGGCAGCTATCGCTCGCGGGGAGCGCGAGGGATTCGACTGCGAGGAATCGTGGCTGCGGCTGCTGGCCGAGAAGCGCGCAGAGCGCCAACGCCAACGCGAGGTCGCTGCCGCTGCCGAAGCCGTGCGCGCTAACCCGGCGTTTGGAATCTTGGCCGAGATGGCAGCGCAGAAGCGATGAGCGGCACCTACGCGCCCAAGCGCTACCGCGTGCCCGCAAAGCGCTCTATCGCCCAAGGGCTACGCAAGCCGGGTGTGATGAACGGCACCGAAGCCAAGTACGCCGAGCATCTGGAGGCACGCAAGAGCGCCGGCGAGATCGTATGGTTCCGCTACGAAGGAGTGCGACTGAAGCTCGCACCGATGACGACCTACTGCCCCGACTTCTTCGTGATGCTCGCGAACAACGAGATGGAGTGCCACGAAGTTAAGGGGCACTTCACCCCCGAGGCCAAAGCCAAAGTCAAGGTCGCCGCAGACGCCTACCCGTTCCGGTTCTTCATCGTTAGGGCGCTGCCGAAGCGCGACGGCGGCGGCTGGAATCTGGAGGAAGTATGAACGCTGCTGTCGGCATCGTCGCCATCGTGCTCGGCGTCGCTGCGCTGTTCTACGGGCTGGTGTTGGTCGCGCGCTGGCTGCTGACGGCGGGGGCGGGGCAATGAAGCGCGCTCTTTTGGTTGCGCTGAGTAACCTCGCATTCGCCCTCTGTGCCCCGGGCATTATGTTGCTGGTGCTCCCCGGCTTACTTGGGAGTTGGGCTGACGACCGTATTCGGGAAATCGACGCGGGATGGGTGACGCCATGACCGACACCGACCGCGCCTCGTTGCGCGCGAAAGCCCTGGCGGCCCCTCCGCGGTTGTTGGATTTATTTTGCGGTGCTGGCGGTGCGGCAGTCGGGTATGCGCGTGCGGGGTTCGAGGTTGTCGGAGTGGATATTCGTCCGCAGCCGCATTACCCATTCGAGTTTCATTGCATGGACGCGATGTACGCGATGGTCCGAAATCTAGGCCCATTCGAGGCGTTCCACGCTTCGCCACCGTGCCAAGCATTCACGCGCGCGCAGCGCATTCAAGGCCGCGAACACCCCGACTTTATCGGAGCGTTTCGCAATCTATTCACAAAGCGCGGATTGCCCTGGGTGATCGAGAACGTACCCGGCGCTCCGCTCATCAACCCCACGATGCTCTGCGGAACCATGTTTGGGCTCAAGGTGGAACGCCGGCGCTTATTTGAAACGAGCTTTCCCGTCCCGCTCATTCTCGATCACCAGCGCAAAGAACCGCAAGCCAAGATGGGGCGCGCTCCACGCGACGGAGAGTTCATGCACGTTGTTGGCAATTTCTCCGGTGTAGATCGAGCACGTGAAGCGATGGGTATAGATTGGATGACCCGCGATGAACTGCGCGAGGCTATACCGCCCGCCTACACCGAGCACATAGGTCGTTCGTTAATCGCCGCCCTGGAGCGTGCAGCATGAACCTCACCGCCATTCGCGCTGCTGCCGAACGTGGCGAAACATGCGACCCCTCGACCGTGTTATCGCTGCTCTCGGAACGTGATGCGCTGGAGAAAGCGGTGGGCAAGGTGCGGGCGCCGAGTGACGCGCTCGTTGAAGCGGTTGCTTCCCGCCATTGGGAAGTGCGCCACGAAAAGCACCTCGGCGACGTAACCGAATCCTACCGCAAGTGGACAAGCGTTGACGACGAACTGCAGGCGCAGTGGCGCTCGAACACCCGCGAGTTCTTCGCTGCCCTGCGCACCGCCCTTGCTGCCGCTGGCACGGAAGGCTCAAACGATGGCTAAGTACCGCACAGCCTGCTGTAACGAAGTGGTCGAGTCGAAGCACCGCCACGACTTTAAGCGTTGCCCCTGCGGGCAAACTGCCGTTGACGGCGGAGACGCATACGAGCACGTTCTCTACGACGACAAGATTGGGCCACCCGTACGCATCGCCCCCGCACCCATTGCTGGCACGGAAGGCGGAGAGTGATGGGCGCCACAACGGTTGTCGAGCGTTTCGTGCCGTGCCCGTGGTGCCACGGCTCGGGCGGGCACACGGAATACGTTCCCGGCCTCGGAGACGGGCCGCATTACGATTGCACCGGCTGCTGGGGCATCGGCACCGTGTGGGCGTACAAGCGCGTAAAGCAGTGGCAAGAAACTCTATGGCAGCGAACGGAAGCAGTTACGTGCGTTTGTGGGCACACTGCTGACCGCCATTACGACCGCTTCGACCACTGCGCTTGGGAAAGCGACGACTCCCAAAGCAACGGCTACATTCGGCAGTGCCATTGCCGCTTATCGCAAAAGACGCTGATGCTCAACGCGCGAGAAACACTGCTGACCGCCCAAGCCCCCGGACTCCCCGGCTCAGGCTCAGGCGGTAAAGAGTGATGGCCCGCGACTTGCTGTTCCCTGGAGCGTTGTCGCTAGTTTTCATCGTTTGCCTATTTCACATCGGTGCCGGTTGGGCGTCCATTCCCTGGGGCCTGACGTTTGGATTCGGCTGCGGCATCGTCAAGAATCTGGTGGACATGATGCGCTCATGAGCACCGCCAATGGCCTCCCCGGCGACTCCGAAGGCTCCAGCGATGGGTGAACTGCTTGGCTTTATCGCAATCGGCGCCGTGTGTTTTGCGCTCGGGTTCTTGCACGGCTACAACACGGGCCGCCCCGACCCGCCGACGTGGGGTTCGCTAACGTATCTGCGCTGCCCGTTTTGCGGAAACAACATGGTCGAGCGCGGGCTCGCGATTCAGGACAACGACGACGGCGTAATGGTCCGCTGCGGATGGTGCGACCACACCTCGGTCTGGAACTTCGACTGCCCAGCTCCGTTTCCGGTCGAGCCACGATTCTCAGCCCTAGCAGCCACCGCCGACCGGCGGAAGGAGTAACACTGTGACCGATATGCGACCACTCGACTTTATGCCCCTCGGCACGAAGGGACCGCCTGACAATCAGCGCGAGGTGTGGTTGTGGTGGCCGATTCGCGTCAAGTGGATAACGCGAGATTGGCGCGGGCGCTATCGCCTACTCTTTCTTCGGGGATTCACGCAGCACGGTTGGGAGCGCAATTCGCGCACCGAACCTTTGGGTATCGAAGGTCGCGCAGTCATGCTCGTTCGCACCGTGCGCTACGTCGTGCGCTGCTGGAACTTCGGCCCGTTCTGCGTCACGTTTGGAGACGACGGGAGTCGCCCCCGATGACCGCGGCTGAACGCGATCAGGAAGCCCGCCGGTGCGAGGAACTTGCGGCGCAACAGGACCGTTGGGCGCGACAGAGTGCCGCTGTTGACGGGCGTAGCGTAGGAGATTTCTCCCTCACCGCCCGCGCGCTACGCTCCCACGCTCTGGCATTGCGCGCGACGGACTCGTTGCAGCAACAAGCAGAGGCGTTTGCCGAGCGTACCGTGTGCGGCCATGCTGGCGCGGCTCGCGAATCGTCTAAGGCGTTAGTCATTGACGGCTGGAACGCTGCCATCGCCGCATTGCGCGCGACGGAAACGGGGGACGCAGACTTGGTTGCTCAGGTGCGGAAGCGGTTTGGAGGAACCGGATGGTCGCAAGGTCCGCTGTCGCTGCGGGATGCGCTGCTGATTCAGCGCCTAGCCGACATGCTTGACCCCGCCTTTAGCGCCGCTGCAATCGAGCGGCCTGCTCAGGAAACGGATGCGAAGTGCCCCGACTGTGGCTCCTCCGAACGAGACATTAGCGAACCGAAGTGCGCCCACGCCGGAAACTCGTTCTTCATCGGCGGCCCTGACGCAGACGATGTGGCCCAGCGGCCTGCGGCGGTGCCTTCTGCGGTCGGTGCGCTCTTGGACGTGCTCAACGTCGCTATCGCCAAAGAGCGGAACGTCGCGATAGACCGCTACCGCGCCGAAACCGACGCAGCATTCCACGCACTCCGTCGCGCGCTCCGAGCCACCGCTCCCGAGCCGGTCAGCGATGCGGTGAGCGCGCTGGAAGAAGCGCGGGCCGCTCACGCGCTCGTGCGAACATGGCTCCGGCGCAACGGCGGGTACTACTCGTCGGCTGCCGAGGAACTCGAAACCGCACTCGGGGAAGCCGCTCTCCGCGCGTCTGCGGGGAAGGGGGAATGAGCGCTACTTCTGGAACAGGGGGTTGTAGCGCATGTAGGTATCGAGCTTCTTTTGCAGCGTGTCAGCGTATGCGTTGTAGCCCTGCTTGCGTAAGCTGTCAATCATCGCACGCTGTTGGTCGAAGTGCTGCTTCGCCGCTAACTCCCGCGGACTCGGCCCGCTCTTGAGCCCGAACCCGGTCTGCGCACGAACGAGATTCGGTAGAATGGACGTAGGCTGTCCCTGGTCCTTGAACTCGGTGAGTGGCGGCTTCCCGAACAGTTCCGGGAAACGCAACAGGTAATCTCCGCCAGGGAAGGAGCCGACCGTTTCGTTCAGCGCGTACTGCGTATTCGGTTCCTTGTAGTAGCTCCAGTAGTTGTTCCCTTGACCGCCAGCCTGCTGCGCTTTTGCCAGCGCCATCTGGAGCGGCCAGCCAGCAGCAGCGCGAGCGAACTCGTACGGGTTGTCCACTCCCCGGTACGCATCGGCCATCGGCGTGTACGCCACCCCAACCTTGCCGCTGCCAGGCGGACCTTGCTGCAAGTCGCCAGTAATCTCGGGAGAAATACGAGACAGCGCCAGCGGACGCTCCGGATGCTTCAGTGTGGCACGAGCGATTGCGCCAGGCATCTTTGTACGCCACGTTGCGAATGGCAACAGGTATGCAAGCGCCTGCGTGAGCGGAGAGCGTTCCCCGTAGTTGACCATCTCCGCGCCGACATCGTTTGCCGCCTTGGCAGCCGCTTCCGGTTCGGCCATCCCGCCGCGCTGATACCGCTTGAGCAGTTTGCCAAAGCGCGTCGCCTTCGCTGCGTCATCAAACGTCCAGAGCGTGTGATTAGATGCCTTGTAGATTTCCCCGAGTATTGGGATGCGCCCGGTCCATCCGGGGGAGCGATCGATTGACGGAGCGCCCGTCACGCCGTACTTGAGCGACTTGCCGAGAATCTTGGCGCGTGCTTCCGGTGAGCGCTCCAGCATCAGGCGCGCGAACTTACCCGCCGTTCCGGTGACATTCGAGAGAGACGGGTCGGCCAGGAACGACAGGAACCCAATGTTCATCATGTGACGGAAGGGAAGCGCGAATAGCCCGTGCTTGGGAATATCCACCGCGCCTTTGAGAATGTGCCCGATGTTCTGGAGAGCGCTGCGGTCCTCGGGACGCGTGTAGGCTTCGACAAAGAACGCCTTGGCTTCAGGCGGTATCTTCGAGAAGTCCTTAACGCCGAACAGTCGCGCTGCGGCCTGCTCCGCATCCCTGGCTGCGATAGCCGAAGCGCCGCCGCGTAGGCGCGCTTCGATGACCTTGCGCTGTAGCTCGGGAGCGAGTAACTTCGCGCGTTCGCCGCGTTCCTTAAGCGCTTGGTCCTCGGCGCTCATCTTTGCCGTGGCAGGTTCCGGCGACGCGACATGCGTCTTGAGTACGTCCTCAAGCGATTCGGCCTGCGCAACGCCAGCGTGCGGGTCGAGTGAGGTAATGCCGCCTGCCGCCTGTTGCGCCTGCGAGAACTTGGATACGTCGTGCGCAGTCGGAACGTAATGCTGCCGGTACTGTTCGGGCATCTGCATGCCGCGGGGCTGTTCTCCCTCGAAGCGCTGGAACTCGGGACCCACTTGGAATCCCCCAGGCTTCGGGGCTCTAAAAGATTCGGGGTGAAGTGCGAAAAACTCACGCTCCGTTTCAATGGCATCGAATCCGCGTTTCTGGGCCATTGCCGATGCTATGCGGTCGTAAACGTGGTAGGCCCATTCGGGGTCGTCGCTTACAGAAAGCAGATGCTCAATTTCCAGCTTGGGAACCCCGAGAGCTTGGAGATATTTGCGCGCATTCTCAGGCCTTAACTTCCCGGTGCTCTGGTCTACGATGTTGTCAATCATGCGGAGAGACTTAGGTCCCCGCATTTCCATGACGCCGCCCAGCCCGGCCCCGAAATCCTGATACGGCCCAGTCACTTTCAAGGGGTTCTTGGCGGAAGCAACGGCCGAAGTTAGGTGCTTTCCTCCCAGGCCCGCCTCGGCGGTATACGTCGCGTTAGGCTTATCCTTCGAGAAAAAGGTTCCGCCACGGGGAGATACTTCTGGTTGTCCACTAGTGGCCTGATACCTAAACAAATTGGGAGACTCCGCTCTCCGCAACTCCTCTTGGAGTTTTTGGTCACCCGAAAGGTGCGCGAGCGAGTCGGTGACGCGCTTGAACGCTGCCGCGCGCATCCCGAGCTTCGACGGCAACTGCGCCGTCGTTCCCTCGTGAACCGCTTGGTAGAGTTCGTGCTCCTCGGCTTCGGTTAGCCCCTGCGTGACCTTGCGGTACTGGTTAACGAGCGTGTTTCCGAGGTCGTCCTGCATCGTGCGCCGCGCGTTGTTTATCATGCGCAGGCCCTGATGCTGCGCGATTCCCTGCTCTCCGTTGCGCTCGATGAGCCCGCGAAGCGCGGGACCCTTGACGGTTGCGAATTCGTAGGCTTGCCCCGCAAGGCGCCCTGGAGTCGTTCCGGTCCGCTCCGCAGCGTTCACGCCTTTCGCCAGCGCCGTCGCGCTCTTCAGCCCCATCCGCGCGGTCGCAGCGTCGATAATGCCCAAACCACCGAGGTACGTCAAAGGGTCGGTGCCCGTGTCGATTGCGAAATCTATCATCCCCTGGACAGCGTGACCTGGGATGACGTTCCCGTTCGGCGAGGTCCACTCGACTTTAGCGAGCGAGTCGTAGAACGGGGTGATGCCGAACTTCTGCCGCAACTCGGCACGCGTTTGGTCGGCGCTCGCTTCTGACTGCCCGTGAACGAGCGTGTTCGCCTTGCTCGGACCGCCCGTGATAGCCGCGGCGGTCATGTGTTGCGGGCGCTGGAGCACGTCGATGACGTTCCCGACGCCGGTGCCGACTGCACGGGCGGCACCACCCAGCACCGGCTTGAACGCATCGAGTGGCCCGCTTCCGGGTTTGGCGGGAGGCGGTGGAGCCTTTGGTGCTGCCCCCGCCTTTGCATCAGGAGTGAATCCGCTCTTGGCTTGCACCGGCTGCGACGGAGGAATGAGGCTCGGAGAAGCGGCTGGCGCGGGAGCGTCAGGCGTGAACGGCATTAGGCGGCTCCAACCTGAAGGTGAACGTGCGGCTCCGCGTCGTCCTCAAAAAGGTCAACGCCGTGCTGCGCTGCCCAAGCCTTTAACCCAGACACAACTTCCCGATTCGTGCCGATGCGCGCCCATCCACCCGAGAGCACGGCGTTGGTCACGAAGTCCCAGGTGCGCTTGTCGTAACCGCCAAGGGCGCCTCCTGCATCTGCTGCAACGTCGATTGCCCGCCCATCGTAGTGAGCGCTATTCGCGACATGACCCTGCCAATGCCCCGCGGTGTCCTTGTGGCCGAAGATACTCGACACGACCAAGGAACCGACGTTCTGCAGTTTCGTGAACGCCGAGGCGAGAGTTTGCGAGACATTGCCCCACTGCTCGCGGACTGCATCGCTAGCCGCCTGGAAAGGGGGCTTGGCGTCGCTGCCTCCACGAATCGCGTTACCGTTCTCGTCTACGGGCGTCCCGTCATCAAGGAAATGCTTCCCGCCCTGCTGGTAGCCGTGCTTCCCATTCGAGAAAGCGCCAGGGATTTTAGGCCCGGTATCCGCTGCTGGGGTCGGCGGAGCCGCGAACTTTTGAGGCGTAATCGGCTTCCCTTCCGAACGGCGCTTCAACTCCGCATAGCGTCCACGCTCCGTAAGGAGTTCCTTCGCGACCGGGTTCGCGTCTTTCCCGAGTGATTGCGCGTAGTAATCTGCTGCGTTAATCGGGTCCGGGTTCCGGTCGATGAGCGAGAACGTGCTCATGAGCCTTTTCACAAGGTCCCCGCCGATAGCCGCAGGAGCCGTCTTGGGCGTGCCGTCCGGGTTCATCATGGTCGTGTTCGTCTTTGGGTCCATGAGGGTTACAGGCTGCCCTTGCGATGTACGCGGCGGCCGCAGCGCCTTGCTCCACGCAGCGTAAAACTGTTGTTGCGTGCGCGATGCTTCCTCACGGAGCTTGGCCTGTTTCTCAGGATTTGCAAGTGTCGCCTTCGCATCATCATGCGCAAAGCGCCGGTCCTGCCGCGTGTCCTCGCGATTCTGACGGTCCTGCTCCAGGTTAATCTCGACAGCGAGCCGCTTATCCGCACGCTGACTTTCGGCTGCTTGCGCCGTAAGGGCACGATTCTCGGCGTCTAGGTCGCGCTTGTCGAGCCTGCGGTCCTCGCCCTGCTGCGTGATAGCGGCCTGCTGCAACGAACGAGCATTGTTGGCTTGGTCAATCGCCTCGCGCTCATAATTGCCAGCCGTCGCACGATGCTCGGCAGCGACATTGTGCGCCCCTACCCCCTCGTAGAAGTTCGCAAGCTCCGTCTCGTGACGGAAGTAGTCCATTGCCCCAGGGGCACGTCCAGCACCAGGCGGCAAGATGCGTTGGAGATTCGGCGGCAACTGGAACGGCTGCTGCGTTCGCGGGTCGATACCCCGGTCGCGCAGGTCCTGCGCCGCGTTGTACTGCGCGACCGCGTTCGTGTAGGACGACTTCATCTGCGCGGCTTCTTGCTGGTACTGGCTCTGCGCGGATTGCTCGTCCCGGTTGAATCGGTTCTCGGCACCCTGCTGGAGCCCGCCAAGCGCACCGGCGGCTAATTTGGAAATCGGCGCACCCGGGAACAACAACGAGAGCCCCAGGAGCGCGTACTCTAGCCCCTTCGCGGGCTGATGGTACTGCGGCGGCTTAAAGACCGGCGTTCCCTCTTGCGGTACCGCGTCCGTATTCGAGTTTCCAGCGGGCGGCGGCGGAGCACCCGTTGGCGGGGGCGTAGAGCCCCCAGGAGGCGCCTGAGTCGCTGTTTGGCGCTGCGTGCCGGGGAATGGCTGCTGCGCGCCCTGAGCGCCCTGTGGCCCTTGCTGGGGCGGTGGCGGCGTAGAGGCCGCAATGAGCTGCATCTCCGCCTGCCGCTTCGCGCCCTTGGACCCCGGAGGCGGCTTTGGCGGCTGGGGCGGCACATTGGGACGCGGGGATTGGGGCGAGAACGGACGCGGTTGCGGCGGCACCATCAATGGGTCGAAATTGGGCGAGATGGGCGGCGGCGCTACCTGGCCGTAACTGTACACAGCCTAGCCGCCCCAGGGACCAGCATAATTGGGTGGCGCAGATGGAGCACCACCCCCGCCACCACCGCCAAACATTCCAGCAGCGTATCCAGCGCTTCCAAGCGCCTGCCCTTGCTCGCCAAGCGCGCTCCCGTAAATGCTGCCGTAGGTATTCCCCAACCCGCCGACAGCCGACCCATACGCGGCCTCAACGCCAGCGTTCGGTCCATACGAACCGAGATACGCTTGCTCCAGACCCTGCTGGTAATTGTTCCAGGTCCCGGCATTGAAGTAAGACGCCTGATTCGCTGCGTTCTGGTTGCCTTGCAAGTCCTGTTGCGTGTAGCCGTACCCCTGTTGCACAATCGGCATCAAGCCCTGCGCCGTAGACGCCGCCTGTTGCCCCATCAAATCGTTCATCAGGTACTGACCCGAACCGGAGTTGGAAATGCCGCGGCCCGCGAGTTGGCCTTGCTCGGCTAACTGCTGCTCTTTGTAGTACGGCTCGACCGACTGGCGGAACAGTTGCTCGTACTGGTTCATGTACGCTTGGTTCTGGTTCGGGTCTACATACGACGGATTGACGAATCCGAGCGTGCCAAAGCCGTTGGGCGGCGGACCGTTGGCATTCGTTCCAGGCGGTCCCGTGCCTGTCTGCCCGGTGTTCTGCATAGGGCCACCGCCACCGCCAGCCGCACCGTTCTGCTGCGGGCTCTGGCCCGTGTTCAGAATCGGGTTATCGGAGTACATCGCCTCAACCCTTCGGCGGGGGAGGCGGCTGCTGCCCACCCTGGCCCTTGTTCTGGGGCGGGGGCGTCTTGGGGAACGCGGGAGCGGCTGAACCCGGAGCCTGCGTCTGCTTCCCCTGCGTCAATCCCGGGCCAGTGTTTCCGAACGCGACCTCATTGTTCGGATTCATCGGCATCTGCGCGATGGCGTCACGCAGCATCTGCTCGTGCTGCTGCACGTACTGCTGCTCTTGTCCGATTTCGTTGTTGACGAAGCCCTGTTGGCCGCTCGTCCCCTTTTGGGACTGCTGGCTCGGGCTGCTAAAAAGTCCTGAAATGACGCTACCCTCCTACCCGCTGCGGCTGGAACATCTTTCCCAGCGCAATGGCTTCGACCCTGTAATTGCGCTTCTTCAGCGCCTTGATATGCCGTGGCTTCGAGAGACTGACCAAGCCCCCGCACGCGACCGGCTCCTCGCGCTCGTCAGCCAGTTCCTGAGCGATAGCCTCGATACGCCTCCGAAGCAGCGCCAAGGCCCGCTCCCCCTCGCGTCCCGGTAAATCCCATAGTTCCTCGGTCACGAGCCCGTAGACGCTCTCGTAGAGGCAGCAGAACGCAACGATGCGCTCGCGGTGCTCGACCACGAATCCGTAGCCCTTCTCGGGCCAGCGCCATCCCTGCGGCAACCCTTGCGCGTAGGCAATCGCGAGAATGCCCGGTGCATCGTCCGGGACCGGAGCGCGAACAGTCATTCTACGAGTATCGTCGCAACGGTGTCGTTCCAGCGCGCACGCACGACGAGAACCGTTGGCGTGGAGGCAGCGAGGTCCGTGCCGTTCTGGTACGGGTAGCCCGCTGCTTGGTCGTTCACGATGATAAACCCGGAAGGCTTGCGCCCCAACTGGTGCGGGAGCGAGATGCCGGCAGCCGGGATAGACACGCCCGCCCGGACCCAAAACGAGCCCAGGCGCGTGTTGTCCACCAGCGGCTGATTCTGGGGAATCCCCTCCGAGTTGTGCTTGAGGATCGACTGCTGCGCAAGCGCTTCAAGCCGCTGCATCTGGGACGGAACAACGTCTGTCTCGTCGTAGCGCCCTCCGCTTCGGAAGCCGCCTTTATTGAACCCCACAAGTCAGCCGTCAATCCCATCGTCCGGCCCGCCCGCGTCATTCGAACAGCCTTTGCACTTGAAGTACGACGGCGGCTCCGTTACGGGAATCTTCACGAACGCCCGCGGCGGAGCAGTGAAGTCGAGTAATGTCGTCAGGTCGTCGCTAGTCCACGAATCGGCAGACAGCAGCGACCCCTCCCCGAGTTTGAATGTCCCCTCGATGAGGCGAAGGATAGCAGCCTGGGAAGTATCCTGTGCATCCACCGCTCCAGGTTTGGAGTAAGCCGATGCGACCAAGAGCGGGACGCGAAATCCATACGTGCCCGTCGCCTTGCCAAGCACCGGCTTGTAGTGGTCGTAGAAGCCGCCCCAGTCGTCCCAGGTGACGACGATAGCCGTCGAGTTCCAGTAGGGTGAGGCGCCCACCGCGTCGATGATGTTGCCGACCCAATTCGGCCCGTCAGAGGCGACCTTGTAGTGCCGCGACGGGTGGTCGCTCCACTGCGCTGCGGGCATGATGTACGTCACGTTCGCGAGCTTGCCCGCAGCAATGTCTCCAAAGAACGCAGGCCCGCCCACGGTGTAGTTCGGCGAATTGTAGAGATGCTTGATGGCCTGCGGACCGCTCCAGAGCCCTCCGGCCTTGTTGCCGTAGTAGCGCCAGGTCAGGCCCTTGGCCGCCACGATGTCAAAGATGGTCTGAACGTCGTAGCACGGGTACGCCTTCGAGCCTTCGATGCCAGGGAAGGCGCTGTTGAGTTGGATGCGCGTAACGGCAGTTCCAGCCGGTGACCCGCATTGCGTGTGCCCGCCGGAGCCTGTACCGCTCTTGATGCCGCCGTTCTCGACGAATCCCCACGGGTCGGAAGTAAAGCCGCCTGTGGAGTTGTCGATACCGCCAGCCTGCCCAGCAATCAGTTGCTGGTGCGCAGGGAACGACGGCCCCTGATTCAGTTGCAGGACGTGTGACGCCATGCCGTAGTTCGAGGCAATCGACCAGTACGCGGTTAGTTCGGACATCGGCACGTATGCGTAGACGGTGCCTTCCGGGCACTGCGAGAGGTTAAAGCCGTTCATGAGGCCGCCCGCGTACTGCGTCACGAAAGCATTATGCGAGTGCGACGGGCCGCACGAGGCGGCAAGCGATTGCGAGATAAGCGGCACGATAGCGTCGGAGGAGTTCTCCCCGTTCTGCACTGTATCCGCAGGACCCGGGAACGTCTTGCCGTCCGGGTATCCGTGGAACATATTGTCTTGCGTGCGGTTCTCTTGCACGACGACGACGATGTGTGTGATGGGCGAACTCGCCGGAGCCGTTGGCCCAGCCGTAGCGGTTGGAACAGCACTTGGCGATGGGGTAGGCGGAGGCGGCGGTGGGGTGCCGCCACACGCTGCGAGCGCGAGAACCGCTACGGCAAGAAGCGCCTTCACTAGAAAATTGGCTCCGACCCACCGATGAGGAGCAGAAAGAGAAAGAGCGCTGAGAGCGTAATCACGCGGGCGGTAGCGCAGCCTTCACGGCAGCGTCGGTATCCGAGATGCCTTGGCCGAGAGCGGTCGCGGCGGCGATCGCCGCGGTCAAGTCTGGGTTGCCGCTCTTGAGGAGCGCCACGAGTGCGTTCGCGTCGGCCGCGAGCGCTGCAAGCCCAGTTTCGTCGTTGGTCAGGGCCGCAGTAAGGTCGTCGAGTTGAGCCATGAGGATTCTCCCTAAGTAGTACGCCGCGAGCAGAATTGCCGCGGAGATGATGAGCGATGCGAGGATGACCGGGTCCGTGGCTTACGCCTTCTGGATGGTAACGCCACGCGGGACTGCCGTCACCTTGACGGACTGCCCCGAAGGCAGCGTTAGCAGAGTCCCGTTGATGGGGATGGCGAATACCTCGCCGTTGGGAATCGTGAGGTCGGCGTTCCCTTGGCTCAAGTCAAACTTGATGCCGTTGTTGAACGCCCAAGGCGTTCCGATGGTGATGGTCACGGGCTGTCCCGCAACGTATTCTGTGAGGTCGGCAACCGCCGTCTCGATGAGTTTCAGGAGTTCCATGTCTAGGTTCCCTTCGGCACGGTTGTGCCAACGGCTGGAATGGATTCGGGATTCACGAGCACGTTCGGGATGCTCGTGGAGTTCGGGCTTTTGACCACGGTCGTCGCAGCGTCTCCGCCTTGCTTCGCGCGGTAGAACGGCCCGATACCGAATACGGCCCCGAGCAGTATCCCGAACCACGCGTGCCCCATGTAAACGAGGAACGACGGGCCATCGTTGAACCCGCCGTTGGTCGGCCCGAGCGTATAGCCGATGGTCACGGCGGCGACCGTCATCGACCACAGGCCGAGCGCCTGCGCGACGAGGAACGACTGAAGCGCGGCCCACGTCCAGGTGTTCACAGGTGCAACCCGGCCATCGGCAACAGAATCGAGAGCGCGAACAAGAGCGCGACGATGCAGATGATGACGAGGATGACCTGCTTGAACGGATTCGGCAGCGGCAGGAAGGCGCTAACGAGCCAGTAGATGACGCCGATAACGGCGAGGATGACGCAAAGGTGTACGAGTGACTGAATCATGGTAGCCTCCTAGAACGGGCTCAAGCCCGCCTCCAACAGTTGGTAGTGCTGCAAGCAGCGGTCTGAGTAATGGTCAGTCGTGAACTTCCCGATATCGCCTTGCTCGTGGCCCGCTTCGGCGCCACCGCGCCCAGCGTTGTACTCCGCAGCGATAGCGCGAACGAGGTCGTCCCCTTCCAGCCCCTCTGCTGCCCAAAACGTCTCGGCCGGAATCAGGAACTCTCGCACCGCGTAACGCACATTCGCTTCCGGTACGTCCCAGTTGTCGGGGTACGACGACGTGAGTTGCATCCAACCTTTGCCGCCGTCGCCTGATTCAACATTTGGGGAAAGGTCGTCACCTGTCTCGTTGACCTTGATGGCGTACGCCACAAGCGGCGAGAACGTTGGCTGCTCCGCGCACACGCTGTTGAAGATAGCCGCGCCGGGTAGGCTAGCCTGCAAGGGGCCGGAATGGATACCGTTTCTCATGGATGCAACCTCAACCATTGCGTAAGTGCGGTAACGAGCGCGGTCACGGCAACAAGCGCTGCGTACAATTCCGTGCGCGTAATGAACGTCCCGGCTTGGTCCTTAAGCTGACCGCGGAACTCGTTTTGCGTTGCGTTCACGCGGCCTTGCGAATCCTCGGCCTTCGTCGTCGCGCGGTCGGCTGCGACAAGCGCGGCCCCAACTGCTTCCTTCGAGTCAATGAACCGCTGCTCGTATCGACGGTCGTTGAGCCTGATGGTCTCGGCGATTCCCTCAATTTTGGACGATATGAACTTCTCCAGCGTGTCGAGAGTCCAGCCGTTCGGGCTAAGGTCACCAGCCACATCCGGCTCCTCGTAAGGAGCAAGCTGGAGCGTCATCAGACATCTGACGTTGGCCGCATGGTCATTCGCCTATCCTCCGCTTCCGAACGCCCATCCATGGGAGTGTCGAGAGGTATTCCTGGTAGATTTCTGGCCTCACGGCTAGCCAGCCTGCTTGGGCTTTCCCAGCACCGGCTTACAGCGGCACGTCAGCAGCCAGCAGCAGGGCGGAGCGCCCGGCGCCGACGAGAACGCCGCAGCCACGAGCTGGTTCCAATTCGTCGTCGCGTTGCAGCCCGTGTAGTTGTGCAGGCACGTCACGTCCTCGTACGAGTAGTAGAGAATCATGCCGAGCGTGTTCCCGAACAGTGCATAATTGCGCATCGTCTGAATCTGGGTCTGCGTCGGATACGGGCAAAGAGTAATCGTTCCGCACCCGCCATAGCCGTAGTAGAACGCCGTGAACGCCTGAACGACAAACCCCGGCTTCTCGGCAGCGTACGTCGCGGCGATAGACGTGTTGAAGTTCTGCATGATGCCCGCAATATCGGACATTTTCTGCCCGCCGCCGTTCCGGTTCTCGGGAATCGGGTAGTAGTCCAGGTTCTCGTACGGCGACTGCGCAGCCATGAGCCACGCGTAGACTCCGCTACACTCGGACTGCCCATTACACGACGTGAGGTTGTTGATTTGGGTCTGCCCACCGGCGCACGAGAACCCACCCCCGCCGCACGGAGGCCCCGCTGCCGTCGCCGTGCCGACGACCTTCTTCGTGCTATGCGCCTGGAGGTACAGCGCGAGTTCATCGACGTTCTGATACCGGCACGAGCCGACCCCAGCGTTGCAGGCGCTCTGCGCGTACATGCCGCCCTGGCAGTAGCCGATGGCCGTATGCGGGCAACCGTACTCGTCGTAGATGTAGTAGCCCCAGCAGCCCGCCGACGCATCGCACTGAGCAATAAGGCAATCGATGACCTGTTGATTCGTCGTCGCGCCGCAGTCAGTCGCGTAACTCGACCCTCGCGCGGTGAGCGAATCAACGAGACTCGTCGCCGTGAGAGCATCCGTCGTGTTGATGGACGACTGCTGAATCGGGATGATTTGCTGGATGCCGGCCGTAGCGCTATCCGCTAGCCACGAGGCGATGCTGCCCGTTGCGCCCGTCTTGTGCGCGATGAGCGTGTTGTAGTCCACCTCTAAGGTGAACCCTCCGGTAGCCTGTTGCTGCATCGCTGCGAGGCACGTCGAGTACGTGTCCTGCACGTCGCACGTCGAATAGAGTCCCTGCGGCGGGAGCGCTGCTTCGGCACCGAGGGGAACCAGCACGAGTAGGAGCGCGAGTAGGTACTTCATAGCCAATTCCTATTCCGGGACCAATCGAAGAACGTAAGGCCGTTGTCCGGCTCGTACTGCTCAAGCGCCCCAACCTTCGGTGCCTGCGGAAACATCGAGTAGATGAGCTGCATGACGGTGAGCAGCGTGCGCGGTGTGTGATCGACGTATCCCGGTTTCGCGAACGGCGATATGACGATGAGCGGCACACGCGCTCCGTACTCCAGGGGGTTCGGCGTCGGGCCATTTGGGTTCGGAGCGAACGGCGGCGGCTGGTTGTCATACCAGTTCCCACCATTGACCCAGAGCAGAATGATGACCTCACTACCCCAATACTTCTTTCCCGGGCCGCAGGCGTTGATGACGGATGACACCCAATTCGGGCCGGGGCATCCGCCGGAGCACGACGGCGAGCCCTGCTCGAAAGCATCGTCGCTGTCGTCTTGCCCTGCCACGGTCGTATCGTTCGGGGTCACGAACGTCACGGCAGCCTGGTTTGTCGTTCCGCAGTCGGTGAGCACTTGCGTTTCCGGCGTAATGACGTTCGCGGCGTATTCGCTGCCGTTGAAGATGCTGCTGATAGCCGCTGGGGCGCACGCTCGATTCGTTTTGAGGTTGCAGTAATATTTCCAGGGCACGCCTGCGGTATCAAGCGACGAAAAGATGGTAGAGATAACGAGGCACGGGTACGCTCCGTTCACCTCGGCCCCGGGGAATCCGGGCGTCATCGCAACGTACCCGACCGTCGTGCCGCCCACAGCGTAACAGCCGACGTTGGTAAGGTCGCCGAGATGGTTGTTCGCGAAAGCGTCAAACGGCGAAACATATCCGCCGGTCTGCCCGGCGATCGTGTAGAGGAACGACGGCCACACCGATACCTTGCCGGGAGCATACGTCGCATCACTCGTTGCATAGGTGTGCGCGAGCGTGCAGTAGCCGTTCGGTGAGGCGTTGACCTGCGATGCGGGAATGTACGAGTACGCAGTATTTCCCGTTCCGCCCGTCACGGTGAGTAGGTCATACCCGTTCATGGGGCACGACGTTCCGGTGCAGTTATCCGCGACGAGTTGCTGCGTGTACGTGTGCTGCGGATTCCCGAGCGCGACGAGCGACCCGGCAACGACCGTCACGGCCCCGCCTGTGTGATTCTGCCCCGTCTTGGTGAGGTTCTGAACACCTGCCGGAGCGCAGTCAGCGAACAGGTTATTCAGCGACCGACCCTCTTGTTCGATGACCACGATGTGGTCGATAGGAAGCGGCGCCTGGTACGCTACGTAGGCAGGAGGCGCTGGCAGCATTAGAACCCATACGAAGGGACACGAAAGATACAAATCGCTTGGACAACGGCGGCGGCGAGATTCGCGCTTGCCGTATACGTTGCAGCCAACGGTGCTGGGTAAACCAACGTCGTCATTACGCTGCTTGTAGCTCCGCTCAAAAGAGTCGCCGGAGCCCACCCAGGAGAAGCGTTTGTAGGACCAATGGCTCCGTTCGGAACGAACACAGCGATAAGCATATCGCTGGCTAACGCGGCCACCCCAGAGGTCGTCAGGGTGTTCGCGGAGGCTGGCCCAGACCCAGCAAACCCTGCGGGAGTTCCCGCATTTACCAACTCGAACATCATCAGGCTTTTTGCTGATGCGCTACCGTCGGAAAAGACGCAGTTGTCAGATGAGTTGCCCGTCGGAGGACTCCGGTAGTACACCGTAATCTGTTGTAAGGAACCGCTGGACAGTTGCTGCCCTAATTGCGTGTACCCCGTCGGAGTTACCGTTGTATGATTGACATCTGCCGCCAAGCAAATGATAACGTGGTCCGCTCCAGTCCCAGCCGTTTGCGTTAGTGTTCCGGTAACTGAGGCCGTAGCTGCAAATATGACTGTTTGTTGAATGGCCACAGGCGGATGCACCACGCACGGGCCGTTTCCGCACGCCACTGCGTTCGCCGCAAACGCGACTCTCGGCAGCGACAACAGGAGCACCGCGAAAAGCAACAGGCGTTTCATCACTTCGTCACCACCACGACGTTACTCGTCAGCGCCGAGTTTATTTTATACGCCAGACCAGCCGAGAGTGGATAGCGTAACGTAATGACCTGCCCTGCCCCCATGACGACTGTCGTCCCATCGCCCCAGACGAGTGTCGCGGCAGCGCACGTTGCCGCTGCATCGTTGTAAAACTGCATGAATACGATCTGCGCTGGCCCGGCGTTACCAATCGAAAAGAGAGTTGTCGGGGCAGCGATGATGTTTGTGCAAGCCGTTGCAGATGACGAGGTGAGAGTCGTCGCCGTCGTTCCCCCGTCGTTGACCCACAACCCGCCGCCTTGCCCCGCGGGAGCGGTCGGATACGGAGAAGGGAACGGAATCGGCGTCGGAAACGCTCCAGACACCGGAACGGTTCCAGTCACCTGAACGCACGGAGCGCTCGGAGCGCCGGGACAGGTCGGAGCAACGTACGGCGGAGCCGTATTAACCGTTACGATTCCGGTGATTTGCGTGCACGGCGCATTCGGAGCGCCGGGGCAGGTCGCTTGCGAAGTGACGATAGGCGGCAGTGATGAGATGACGACAGGTGGCAAAGACGACACGACAACCGTTCCGCCAGCGCCACCGCCGCTTCCGCCTCCCGAGAGGTTGCAGACAATCGTGTACGTCAGCGGACCCGTTACGGCGGTGATGTGCAACTGGAAAAACCCAATGGCCTGCGTGGACGAGTTGATGGCAACCGTCGTCGTCGTGCTCGTGGAAATTGCCGAGCCGACATTCGTCCAGTTGCTCTGGTCGTTTGAAGTACGCGGTTGAGCCGAAAACGACCCAGCCGTATTCGTCGTAATCGAGCACGAGTTCTGTCCGCTCAAGGGGACGTTGATATCCGCAGGCGCTCCAATCGTATTCGTTGGAGCACCGACTTGGTTGACCGCCGTGCTCTGCCCGAGCAGGCCAACGCATCCCGCTATGAGCGAGAAGGCTAGGCCGATTGGCGCAAGTAGTTTCTTCATGCTTTACTCCGCAAAGAACTGCACGCTGGTGGGCTTGACAACGTAGGAGTATACGACCGTGCCGCCTGCTGGGCAACGTATCGTATTATTGCTGGCAACAAGCCCGTTCGTTCCTCCCGATACGTTGTTCACGATTCCGAGATTAACGCTGGTGCCACCACTGTGAACGAAGAACCCGTCGAACCCGAAGGTGTTCTGGACCGTTTGGGTTACTCCGCCCCAAGATGCTGTGCTGATACCGATGCAGATGCCGGTCGGGTTGTACCCCGCGTTGTTGCGCACGACCCACGTTGGCCCGAGGCCCGAAGTCGCCAGCGTGTTCCCGTTCTGAATCTGCCCGCCAGCCGCAACGGTTCCGTTCTTCATCGCTATGTCGTTGTCGCAGACGGTTACGGTGGCTGAAGCGTCATCCGCCTGGATGAAGTAGTTCCCGTTGCCCACGGTAACGTCGTTATCGTTAATGTGGATGGAGTTCCGAACGAAAGCACTCGTCGGAATGTGAACCATCGGAGTCGCGACTCCACCGCCTTGGTGAAGTCCGCCGCTGATAATGCGACAGAGGCCCGTGTTCCGAATATCGATCGTGTAGTTCGTCGCCTGGGATTTGCCCTTGGCCGAACCGCCCAAGTTCCCGCCTACGATGTCTACGAACCCGGGACCAGTGGTCGAGGTATCACCGATGATGGTCCCGCCCTCGAACCATGCCTGCTCCAGGTTCAACTGCGCGTGGTCGCCACCGAAGTAGGCCGACCCGCAGCCAGTTGTCATGCCCGAAGCGTTTGCCAGCGCACCGATGTAGTCAGTCGCATCGCCAGGCCACAGTCCGTTATCCGTGCCACCGGAAAGTTGCGCCTGATTCGCCGTCAGCGTAAATCCGGTCCCGCTCGTTGCCGAGGTCTTGAGTTTGTTTCCGCCTTGGCCCGGCTCCGTCGCCGTAATGGTTACGACGTTGCTATTCGCCGTAGCCGTGACGGCCTGGTAATCTCCGGGGTTGCTGATGAAGTTCGACAGCGTGTTGAAGTAGGTCGTGATGGCTGCGGCGTCCAAAGTCGCCTGATTCGCCGCCGAAGTTCCCGTCGTTTCGGAGCATACCACTGCGTTCCCCGTAATCGTGTAGGTATGCGTCTGCCCGGTCAACGCCGTCAGCGTGAGCGTGTACGTTCCTTGAGCGAAAGTGAACTGCGTTGCAGGCGGAGGCCCAAAGTTCGCCTCCGGGTCGAACATGTAGAACGTGCCGCCCTTGTACGAGCCGCTTGAGTTCATCGACAGAATCGACATACACCCAAAGAACGGCGTCTCGAACATCTTCGGGTCGGCGCCGCCATCGGAAACGAGCCCGTAGGTTCCGCCGTTGATGGTGTTCCCCAGGCCCTTCAGTCCGTGCCCGTACTCCAAGATGCCGAGATAATCGCCTGCGAACTTGCAGCCGTACATGACGTTGCGCCCACCGCCAGCGAACAGCTTTAGGCCGATTCCAACGCCTTGCGTCGTAATGTTGTAGAACCGCGTATCGGTTACGCCGACCACCGGAACGTTCGCGCCGTACGTTCCCTGCGGACCACCGATGTTGATGGCCGAGCCAGCAATCGACACATTGGGCTTCCGGTTTCCCGTCGCACAAATGATTTGCATGTTCATCCACGTCATGCCCGTGCCGTGAGACGCGCCCGGCGGAACGCGGAACACGTCGTAATCGCCAGCCGCTGATACGACTGACGATTGCCCATCCCCAAAAAACGTTAGGAGGTTCGGCGTGTCGATAATAATTGCGCCCGTCTGCCCTGACGGCTGGACGACGTTGTACTGCCCGCTCCGAGGAGTCGGGAAATATATCGCGTTCCCTTGTCCGCTCGCCATCGCGGCTTCGGTGCAGTCTTGGACGGCCTGGGTATCGTCGTTCCCGCCCCCGACATCGGTTCCATAGTTCTGGACATTGAAGGCATTCAGCCCGCCCTGCGTCTGAGCCAGAACGAAGGCGAAGTTCTCGTTTACGAGGTCCGCATCAGCCAGCGTATCGGGAACGAAGATGTTTGGAACTGTCGGTGTAGCCATAACTTATACTCCTGTCGCGCGCCAAAAGACGTTGAGCAGCGAAGTCGAAACCGAGTTCGGACCCGTCAACGAGAACGCGTCCAACTGGATGACGCTGTATGGGGTTGAAATCTGCGTGTTGACGTACAGCCCCGCGCCACCCGTCCAACCCGGAACGGACGGCTTGCCGACCCACGTTGCCTCGACCGTCGGCTCCAGCGTAAACACCGCATCTCCCGACAACACAATCGTAGCCGAACCCGTGTTGACGCCACTCGGAATCGAGATTTGGGCCTTGCCGCCAACAGCATGAACCGCCGTGCCGACATCCGCTCCAGCAGCCGTCAGATTAGGAGCGAGTGTTCCAAGACTGATGCCGCCCAACTTAATCGCCTGCACCGGTCCCTGAATCTGCGCCTGGTTCTGCCGAATGACCGTCTGGGTCCCAAGCGACGGACCGACCATGACCGCTCCAGACGCCGTGATATTCGAGATGACCGATACGTCGTGAACGAACGAGTACGGCAGCGTGCCGCCAAACGTCGCTGTCGTCGAGTCAATCGGGATAATCTGCGAGGCATAGAACCCGAGCGGGCCAACGTCCGAGTGGTCGATGGTTCCGATGCCCTGCGCCAGCGCGGCAAAGTTCGCGTTCACCTGCGACGAGAGAATCGTCGTGTCGGGAGTAAACGTAAACGGAACGGATACAGCCATTTACGTTCTTCCTCTCTGGTGCATAACGAGACTCATCCCGGCAAATATCCACGGCGCAAGAGCCTGCGTCATCTGCACCCCAAACGAAAACGACTCCGCCTGCGTCCCGGGGTAGTCGATACGCGTCGTCGGAGCGGCAAACGCCAAGAACTGCGGACCGCTCTCATTCGCCCAATCGGCGTTGTCCCACGCCGATACGTCCCAGATGCCGAAGAAGCTCTCGTACGGCAAATCCAGTGGCGTCGTGACGGTAGACACCGACCCGTAGTTGACGAGCATCACCCAATTCGCCAGGAACTCTCCCGATATGAAGAACTCGGGATACGCGCGCTCCATCGCCTTATTCGTTCCGGGTGCGCCAATCTTGTAGAACTTGGTCTGGAACTGGGCAAGAATCGGAGTCGTATCGTCAAGCGCTGGCTGGTTCGCAATCGGCTCAACGTCCCAGGTATAGACCCGGCCATTCGTGCCGCCCACCATCGCCGTGTACGGGTCCGGGTCCGTTGGTGCATCGAGTAAGCACATCGACGCAATCCCCGGAGTCGGGCGCAGCACGGTCCAGCCGCCAATCGCCAAGTCGAATACGAGAATCGTATCAGGCTGCGCCGTTTGGGAAGCATAGCCGAGATGCAGGCGGTTGTTGTAAACCTCCATCCACGAAAACGCTCGGTTGAACGCCAGGGGGAAGCCCGGGTAGGTCGGGATGGAGGTTGTTACCCGATTCAGAATCCACGGCTCCACCTTTTCGGAGATAGGCGTGGGAATCTGCCCGAGCCCGAAAGCGTACACGGCACTGTGCCCGAGAACGAACACTTGCCCATTCCAGGAAATCATTGCTCGCCCGGCCACAGCCGCATCGGCAAACGGCGTTTCCTGCTGGTAAAAATTCGATGGGCCCGTTCCGGAAAGGATGGCAAACCCGTCGTTGAGCCCAACGATGAGCGCTGCTTGTGCTCCCGTGCCGCTCGCAGCCAGACCCATGACGGGAGACGAGTAGACGAAGTTCCGGTACGCCGGAAGCGTCTCCATCGACTCGATGATGCCGTCACCAGTACCAAAAACCTGATTCGGGGCGGTCGCGATGCCACCGAACCACAAGATTCCGTTCACGACAGCGCACCAGTTAGCGCCGCGTGCATTGTGCCAGCCAGCCGGAGCGTACAAGTTCGTTCCGTCGTAGATGCGAGGGATGCCATTCCCGTTGCAAATGACTAGGCAGTCCGTCAGCCCGCTTGTAAAGTTCGGGTCGTTCGGATTCTGGATACGCGCAAAGCACGGCGGATTCAGGACGCCAGAGCCGACTAAGCCAATGAGGTCGTTCGAGGTCGGCGTTACGACGAATAACTGGTCCTTGTGGAGCGCGATGAGTTGCGTCGTTTGCGGGCTGACGGCGGCGCCGTTGAGAACGCCCTGATAGAAGCGCGCAAGGTAGACTGGCTCCGTTGTCGGGAACGGGACGCCGAACGGCGTCATGCCATTCCGCATCTGGAACCCGCCATCCGAGGTCAGGTAGCCATCTTGGGCAATCGCCAGGTCGCTGTCGGGGAGCGCTTGCGGCAACGACTTCACATTGAGCCCGCCGCGGAAGCCATAAATGCCGAACTCCTGCGACTGCGTCGTGCCAGTCTGGAGCGCGCCAAGGCGCGTAAGAGTCGGCATCAGCGGTTCAACCAGAATGGGCTGCTCGGGTAATTCAGGTTGTACGTGTCACGTACCTGACCGCTCCGCGGGAATGTCCGAGACTTCACAGACGACTTGACCGATTCGACCATCTGCTCGAACTCTTGCCGCCAGGGCGGAATCTCCGCCGCACGCGACCGATTCGCCAGCGTGCGCATGACCGCAAACAGCACGACGCACTCTTGAATCGCCGTGTCCAGGTTCGTGTACGATGCGTCGGTCGCATCAGCCCACAGAAGCGGACGCATCCGGCAGTACGCATTCACCTGCCCGTTTTGCGCCGCGGGGTACAACTGCATCCACAGCGTACCGCCACCCTGCTGCCCGCCCGTCGTGTTCACGGTCGGCGGATTCGTCGCTGAGATGGCAAACGGCGGAGGAATCGTAAACGGCGTTCCGAGCGCCAAAGGCGCCGGGTTCTGGAGATAGTACGGGCCTCCCTTATTTCCAGCGAACACATTCCAGCTAGTCGCGTCGCCAACCGCTGCCGGTGACTGCACCAGAACCGCCGTTGCCGACTGCAGCACGATGTCCGATACGAGCGAAGGAGTGGTCTGCCCCTGCGTGTCCAGCAACGTCACCACGACCTCAACCGTCTGGAGCGCGAAGTTGGCAAACCAGTACGTCTGATTCCAGTTCCCCTCGTTCCAGACCAGGAACAGCCCCGTGTCCGAGACGAGCGATAGGGACGGAGCCGGAGGAGCATCCAGCGGCGTAGACGGCGCAAGCCCCTCGTCCCGGTAGATGAAGTAGGCTTGAGGCGGACCGAACCCAACCGCAGGGAATCCCGCAGCGCCGTCCATGAACTGCGCCTGGGTCAACTGCATCATCGGCGTAACGAGTGCGCCCTGCGCAAACGGAGAAGCGCTTCCGTTGCTCTGCGAGCTTGCATTTGCCATCGAGAAATTAGCCGACTCGATGTACTGAATATCGTTCGAGAGTTGCAGCGTCGGCTGATTCGTAACGGTCGGGAACGACTTGACGGTAAAGATGCCGCCCACGCGCCGCTCGACTTCTTCCAGCCCTTTGTTTCCAAAGTTCAGAACCGTTTGGTCGGGCGGAAGCGTTGGCTCGTTCGTGTAGTCACGCACGGCCTGGACAAACTGCAAGCCGTTGTAGCCGACAGGAGCGCTGGGGGTTGCCACAGCCATCAGCGCTTCACCATTCGCTTCGAGCGACGGGCCATGCGGCGGCCTTTTTTGGCCTTACCTTTTCCACGCCAAAGACGCGCCTCGTGAGCCATCTTGCGACACTTGGCCTTCTTCTTTGGGTCGCCCTTAGACGCGCCAAAGCAGCCGCGTACGGCGTTAAGCGACTTGGCAGCGCTGGCCCAAGGCACAGTTCACCGCTTCTGCGAGCGCTTCGGACTGCGCCTTTCGGAACGCTTGATGGGCTTCTTTGCGCCCTTCTTAGCGGACTTCTTAGTGGTCTTAGAGCTAGCGGGCTGATTCCCGGGACCCCAACCAGCATCCGCGTAACCGCGCTTGAAGCCAGCGTACTCGTCATTACTGACGCGGCCTTTTTTAGCTTCGCCTCGCCGCCCTTCCCTGTAGCCAGAGAAGTAGGCGTCGGAATGCTCTTTCGTTGGCTTCGCCATGCGCTAACCCTTGCGAATCCGCTTAGGAGAACGCTTTTCGGCGCGCTTCATTGGCTTCTTGGCAGCCTTCTTCGACTTCTTCGGAGCGTCCATCGACAGCCCCGTCTCTTGCGAGTTACGATAGCTCTCCGCGAACTTTTCGCCGCCGGAGAGGCTGCCATACGAGCGGTACTTGTGCTTCTTCGCAGCCATGCGCTACCGCTTCGAGGCGCGCTTACGCCCTCGCTTCGTTCCACGCTTCATGCGCGCCGATGACTCGGTAATCGCTGCAACGAACTTCGAGGCCATCTTGCCCTTCTTACGCTTTGCCTTCATACTACACCGCGCTCGTGTTGATGCTCGTGGGAATGGTCGCATTCGCACCGAGCGCGTACGCGTTCCGTACGTTTACGCTTCCAACCGAACTGGCCGTACCGTTGTTCACCGTGATGCCAGACTGGGCCAAGCATCGAATCGCCGCAGCCAGGTCGGCAATCGCATCGTACACGTCAAGGTACTGCGCACCATTCAAGCACGAGGTGAAAATCGAGGAGGCGATGTTATCGGCTATTTGACACAACTGCGCCGAAGTGGGCGTCGCGATAGGATTCGCTACGTTGATTACCGTGGATGCCATCTAATCGCTCTCCCCTAGAGTGCCCTTCTTGCGCGCCATCGCAGCCCACAGGCCGTCAGACTTGCGCTCCTTCCCAGGCATGTACGAAATCTCGTCTACGTTGTGCCGGTCGTGCCACGGAACCATGCCCCCAGTCATCGACCGGATGCCCTCGTTCGCTCCCTTGGACCGAGGCGAGTACGGCTCGTTGAACGTGTGAATGTGCCGCGGGAACTCCGCCGTCGATGGGTCGGCATAACGCAGCGCGCCAATGGGGCGCTCGTCGGGAACGAACTCGACCTCGTGAATCGGCCTATCGCTTTTCCCGCGTCGTGACATCAGACTTCCACAAGCTCCATCGCGGTCAGGAAGTCCTTATCCATGACCTCGGCAGAAGCACGAATCGGCTCACGAATGAACTCAATGAACCCGAACTCGTTCTTGATGGTCGTTTCGACGCCATCGTCCGTGTAGCGCATCACCGGATTGTGCCGGTTCCGCCACGAGAACGACAGGCGAGACTGCTCGTCCATAATGACCGTTCGGTTCGGCTCGCCCGAGTGAACGTCTACCGCACGCATGCGGTCGTAGTTGCCCAAGAACAAGTCCCAAGAACCCTCGGGCACTTCGACCTTGGGCGGCTCCGAGTCGGCGTCCTTGGCCGGCGGAATGATGACCTTCTGCCCACCGACTAAGAACTGAAGCGCAACAGGGTGCAGGTCGTTCTTGTACCGCGTGAAGTCCTGCCCGTCCCGAATGATGCGGTTGTAGATGGTATCGACGTTGTAAATCTTCGCGAGTTCCTTGTCCTCGCGCAGCGCATCCTCCGCACCACGCCGGAACGAAACGGGAATCCACACATACTTGTACTGATGCGTGCGCGACCAGTTCCGAACATAGATGCGAGCAGGCGGGATGACGTAATTCGACGGCACCCCGAAGTTCTCGCCCTTCTGCGTTCCGAGTGGGTTGCTCTGCAAGTCCAAGAAGGTACGCAGAGCGGCGTTGCGCCCTGCGTCACTCTTGGGCTGGTGCTGAGGCGGTGGGGACATGCTTTGATTCATACGCTAGAAGTTCCCCAAGTACACGTTGCTCAGGACCGGAATCGACACGCTGGACGCCATGAGCGGTCCGGTGTAGATGCCGACTACGGAGCCAGCATTCGGCGAAGCACCAGCGTACGTCAGATTGCCTGCGCCGTCAGCCGCCAGGAACATACCGGCCGAGATGGCAGAACCGCCAACCAGCGACTCCACGAATGCCTGGACGGGTCCTTCGACTCGAACGACGGCCTTCGCACCGCTTGCCGCTTCGTTTCCAGCTACGGTCCCGGTGGCGAATCCCATCGTGTTGTTCGTGCTCGATTGCGGGTCCACCGAAGTCACGACTACGCCGCCCGTTGTGTACGGGATGCGCTGTTGCGGAGTCGGCCCCTGGAGCTTCCAACGAGCACCAAACGAACTCGTGAGAGGCGAGAGAACGAGATACTTGCCGGATGCAGCAGGAGTTCCGAGAACCGTGCCGGACGCGCCGATTTGTGACGGCGCCGTTACGTCCAGAACCTCGATGTCCTTTTCCTCGATACGAGGACCGGAAATACCGGGGTTGGAGGTGACGCCAGCGGTTTGCACGCCCGCGCCGCCCTGCAAGATGCCCGTGTTGACGCCGGAAAGCGAGCCGGAGGTCCAGTTATAGAGACGCTTAAGCATCTACTTGCCCTCCCAATACTCGTCGTAATTCTTGTGCAACGGCACGCCTACTCCGTCTGGAGTATTCGACGGCGAGTACAGCGTCTTGGTGTCGTCGTCTCCCGTCTCGTAGTCCTCGCCACCCGCGAACGGGTTACGATAGAGGTCGGCGGGATAATCGGGGCCTACAGCGGTTCCCGTGCGAACCTTCGGGCTCCCGGGTCGTCCTCGTTTCATAGTCTATTCTCTCCTAAGCCCTAGAGATTCGCCAGGTCGTTACAAGGACCGATGAACCCGTTGAGACGGGGATTGTCGGACGCGCAAGCCAGACCGATAACGTACCGGCAGGTTTTCTCCAGCACGTTCGGCGTGTCAATCCACGGCACGAAATCGAAGCCCTTTTCGCCGAAGTAGCGGAACTTCGTGTGGTTTCCGTTGACGAAGTACATGTCGTAACCGACATTGTTGCCGTTCGCGATGGTGTCGAAGTGCGTATCGCCAATCCACTGCGCTCCGAGCGTGTGCGGGTTCCCGAGATACGGGTTTGCGCTATCGCCAGGCGACACGCGGACTTGAGCGTCCATCGAGAACATGTACGACGCGACGATTTGCTGGTGTCCGAACACATGGGTCGGAGCAGCATCGCCAACCGTGCAGGCGGCGTACTCACGCAGGACCTGCGAACGAGGAAGGTCGTTCGTCGCCGTACCGAGGTTGCCGGTCGAGAACGAGATGACGTTGCCTTGCCAGTTCGCGAACGAGTTGGTCCCCAACCGCGCGATGTTGGCGTAGACGTTGTAGAGTTGCCCGTTGTCGCACGCTTCGGGAATCCCGACAAGCGGGTTGCCTCGCTGCGTTGAGCGACCCTTGGTGGTCGAGCAGGTGTCCTGCCCGAGAAGGTCTGTGAGCGAGCCGATGGCCGTCTCGACCTGCACCGTCAGATTGTCCACGCGCATGTTCGGTCCCCGAACGAGGCGGACGGTGATGTAGTCGAGAGACACGGCTGCTTGATACCAGGACCAGGGCATCGACGCAACGCTGTAGAGCGACTGCGGACCGCTGGAGAGGGTATCGTACTGGCCGAATGATTCGGCCGTATCGTTCTTGTTGCTCAGGATGGGAAACGCGAGCCAACGACCTTCGTCGTGCTTCTGAGCGTTGTCCCACATAACGCGCACGACTCGGTTCCCTTGGAAAACCGCGTCGGAGACGTATGGAGCGAAGGACTCCGCGAGAATCGCGCTGTCCTGGTCAAAACCGCCTAAATTGGCTGGCATGTACGGTTCTCCAAAATCGGAAACGCTGTGCGTCTCTACGGTCTTGGGGCTGTCGCGGTTGTGGCCGAGGGCTCCGATTGGAGCGGCGCGGCTCTCGCGTCAGGTCAATCCGGTCGAGTTCTTTTCTGGGTTACGGCTGAGTCTGGATTCCTCCAGAAGGGGCCGACACGGGGTTTATACACCACCAGGAGCAGGCGCGCAAGAGGTCAGGCGTTCTGGAGCGCTCGCGTCGCGTACAGGTAGCGCTGCATCTCTTGCATGTACTGGTCGGCTGGCTTACGCTTTCCGTCTGCGCCCTGCGTTGAGGGGCGCACGGGCGGAGCAGTAGGCGGTGCTTGCGCAGGCGCTCCACCGCCAACGGACTGCGAAGAACGGGCAGCCTCTTGGCGCGCTAGTTCGGTCAACCGCGCGTTGTCTGCTTGGTTCATTGCTGCGGCGGCAGGAGAAGCGGTGGCTTGAGCGCGTTCAGCCTCGAATGCGGCAATCTGCTGCCCGCCGAATACGATACCCGCGGCGATGCCGTAGCGCTGAACGTACCCAGCCTCGCGAGCATAAGAGATAGCGCGCTCCAGATACGGGTCCCGAGCGCCTTGCTCCAGATGGACGGCACCGGGGAACATCTGCGAGAGGTCGCGATGCGCTTGGGCTACTTCGGTGTTGATGCGCGTGCTCTCGGCCTGCTGCTGCGCAGCGGTCTGCTGCTGGCGCTGGACTTCCGTCGCGCGCTGTTGCTCGTAGGAATCCACGCGCTGCTGCAACGCCTGCATGGTCGAGAGCACGGGACGCATCTGCTCGGCGAGGTACGGGTCGGCAGCGGCAAGCGCCGCTTCGTCAATGACTGGAGCCTGATACGGCTGCTGCGCGTACTGCGGGGTCGCTCCGGCCGCTGCGGCTTCTTGCCGCGCCTGCTCGATGAGCGGGAGCCCCTGCTGGCGCCGCTGGTATCCCTTGACGACGAAATCCCCGAACTCGGAGTCGCCCAAAGCCGCCTGGATGAGCGGCAGGAACTGGTTCAACTGACCGCTCTCGATGAGCGGGCGCAGCGCTGGGTCGGCGTTGGCCAAATAGGAGCGAGCGCGGTCGTATGCGGCCATCTTGCCGTACCCGCGCTTGACCGATTGCGCGAACTGCTTCGGCACACGCATCGGAATCTTGGTCCCTAGGTCCTGGTCCTCGAACTCGAACTCCTCGGCATCGGCCCAGGCATCCACAACCGCCTGCGCTGCTTCATCGGCAGCAGTCGCGCCAGCCGCGGCAGCGGGAGTCTCGGCAACAGCCGCGTGGCCGTTTGTCGGAGCAGCCGCAGCAGCAAGGCGCGCGTTGTGCTCGGCAAGGATTTCCTCAGCCGTTTTCCCAGAGGGAGCGGCTGGCTCCGCACTCGCGGCGGGGATTGGGGCCGACGCGACGGGAGCCTGCACAGCCCCGTCCGGAGCCGCAGCCTCTGAGGGTGCTGCAACCCCGCCGTCCGTAAACGCAGGCAGTTCTTGCTGAACGCCAACTGGACGCCCGGTGCTCTCATCGAGCGCCACGGTGCCCTTTGACCAAGTAGGAATCGCGCCGGCAAGCGCAGCCGTGGACGAGTCAGGCGCTATCGCGCCCCTGTCCACCATCGCATCATGCAACTTTTGTGCATGCTCCCGAACGGAAGGCATGCCCTCATTCTCTTTCGCCATACGCTACCGCTTGCTCGAATGAGCGAGAAACTTGGGCGCTGCATCGTACAGACGCTGCGCCAACTCCATCACGGAATCAATTTGCGCGTCCGAAGCGGCCTTATTCAACCCAACGGCTGATGCGGCCGCGACGATACACGCTCCGAAAACTGCCTCGTTATCCAATCCTGCCTCCAAACGAAATGGGCCCCCCAGCGGTTCGTTAGTCCCCCTGGAGAGCCCGTGGACCTTTAGCCCTTACGGCGACCCTTGCGTCCACCCTTTTTGTGCTTCTTGAATCCCTTTAGGTGCGACTTGAGTCCACCCTTATGCTTTCGTCCGCGCATGTTCTTTGGTTCCTTTGCCCCCTTCGGGGCTGAACGGCGAGGCAAACGAAGCGCACGCCGTTTCCCTTACGTCTAGCGCAAGGAAATCATGTGAGTTCCGAATCCAATCCCTGCGACGGAGCCGCGTCGGCATCTGAGCTAGGCGGCTCGCCTTGGCTGATTTCGCTCGGCGCCTTCTCCGGCTTGGGAGACTTGGACGCTCCAGCCGTTCCGGTCGTGTAGGCCGAGACGATTTGCGAAAGGTTGTCCCGCATCTCCGAAAGAGCCGCGACCACGGCCATGCTTTTCTGCAAATCCTGAGACTGGAGCGCTACCTTGAGCGCTCGAACAGCCATGTCGATTGCCTGCCAGCCGGGACCCATCGACGCGGACAGGTCGGTCAACTGCGCAATTAAGGGTGATGCTGGCCCAAGTCCCCCTGTTGGCGGCGGGGGCGCCGAAGGCGGCATTGCACCCGGAGGTGGCGGAGCCGCCGGAGGTGGCATTTGTGGGCCAGGCATTCCAGGCATGGGTCCCGTTGGAGGCCTCGGAGGCGGCATACCGCCAGCCCCGGGCCCGGGCATGCCAGGTGGTAACCCGGCCACTAGACCTCTCTCGGCCAGAACATCACAGCCTGCTTATACACCACCGCTAGGTCGCTTGCAACCGTTCGAGGCGGGCTCGCGCGTGCCGCTCCAGCTTCAAGCGCGTCGCTGCCTCAACAGAGCACTTCGGACCGCAATACGCCTTTGCGCGATTATTCGTCCGAAACTCGGCCCCGCACTCGCCGCATGCCCGCGTTACCTGCCAACTCGTGAATGCCCCGGTCACGCTGGACGCAGCCCCTCAACCCGGCTCGTTAAAACCTGAGATGAATCTGAAGCAGTCATAGTAACGACTCCGTTCTCGCGTACTTCCTGGACCTGAAAAACTACCTGCGGCTTCAACTTCCCGTCGCGCTCGAAGTTTGTATCGCGCCACGTCTCGCATACGGAGTCTCCAACCTGAAACGTCAAGCCGCTGCCGCCGACTTCTTGTTCCGTTGGGAACCGGGTTTCTTCGATTGCTGGCCTGGTTGCCCGAGCCCGAGCAACTTCCACAACTGCGTTGGGTCGCGCTTCAGCGTCTCGACCTCGCGCATCATTGCCGTCGATGAAGGAATCGCTCCAATCTCCTCGGCTAAGTCGTACACCGCCTGCAACGGCATAGGAATCCCCGCATTCTTCAGATTCAGTAACGTCGTCAAACGCGCACTCGGACCAGACGGCTGCCGCGAACCAGCCTTCGCCTCAACGACGAATGGGTCGGTCAGATACGCCCCGAGCATCGGGGTCGGCTCAGGCACACCCGCATCGTTCTTGATTTGCACGATAACGGGCGACGTGTAGAACCGCGACGCCAACTCCAAGAACTGTTGCCCAAGCGTCTGCATACAACGCGACAAATCCGCCAGCGCATCGCGGAACCGCACTCCAGACGCTTCCTGCCCGAGCGTCATCGTCTCGGTCGAAATCTGTGCCTTGGGCGGCATCTTCCCCGTCATCATATCGGACAGACCCGAGAGCTTGTCAATCTGTGATTCCAGGAACTTGATGTGCTGCGGAACGTAATTCGGAAGGTCGATGCCCTTCTCGCGCTTGCTGTACTTCAGGCTGTTGATGCTCTCGCGCTGAATGGACGCAGGCGCATTCGTGATGTCGTCGTCGGTCAATTCCTCGCCGTCCCAAACACGCCAAATGGGATTGCCCGCAAGGTTGCCCGTATCGAATACAAGCGACACGAATCGCACCAACTGCTCGAACGGAGCAGCAATCAGGTCAACGTCCGAGAGCCCGAACTGCCCGCCCGCCGGGTCCGCATTCGCGTTCACCTCTGCGAACGGAAAGTACCCAAGCGGATTCATCCGGTCGTCTGCTTCTATGTCCTCGTCCACAACGACGACGAAGCGCCCTTCGGGATACAGCGGCCGCCGGACCTTATGCGTTATTACCTGGAGCGCAGGCTGGTCCGACGTAATCTTGATTCCGCCTTCCCAGTCGTACATCGAGTTCACGAGCGACTCGGGCAACTCGTAAATGACTCCGCCTTCGGTGATAATACGCCGCAACGGTTCGTCATCATCCGGGTCAGCCGCTTTGAACATCTTGGGCTTCGTCGCGATTTCCCCGTTTTCGAGGAACTGGATTCCCTTGACCTTGGTCGTCTTATGCGGTCGAGTCCAATACTCGCGAACCAGAATCCCCGACGAGCCAGACGCCGAATCCGGCGGATTAGACGATGCAGCATACGCCGGAGTGTAATACGTCTGCCCTCCTGCGCTATCGGGCATCTTGTATGCCGCAGTCGGAGAAAGCACGTCTTGGTTCTCGCCGTCCTGTTCCGAACGAGGGCGGTCGTACTTGCGCGAGAGCTTGTAGCGCAATCCCTCGAACCGCTCGCAGAGCGACCCGTACGATTCGCGGTATTCGTACATAACGATTTCCGCGTCGTCAATGCCCGTAGCGTTGCGGTCCATGTAGACCTGCTCGCCCAGCACGACGGAGAGTTTCGGGCGCCCGCGCCCACCATGCGCGAGCGAATCGTACGTCAGGCGCAGATACGCTTTTGACTGCACACGAGCCGTCAGCACCGCGCGCTTCACCTGGCCGTCCCACTTGCCGTCTACATACGCCTGGTTCCACGCGGCGGTGGCGATGTCGGCACGGCGCTGCTTCGTTCGGTCGAGTGCGCTATACGATACGGACGGCTTGGCATCTACGAGAATGGCGGTCCACGTCAGCGGAACCGTAGCGGCGTAATTGAGGTTCGTCCCGATTTTCCATTTGGGGCGATTCTTCCACCAGGGCGTAGAACCGCGCGCCATATTCGTGTTACGGCGCATACGCTCGGTAACGTCTTGACGCTCCCGCTTCAATGTACCGTTGACGCGCCGTGCCCAGGCGATTAACTTGTTCTCGGGGCCGGTACGCGTTACTTGTGCGGCTGGCGGGTCCTCGGGACTCCCGCCCATCCAAAAACCGGCGCGACCACCAGGTCCGAGGTCACTCGCATCAGGTCCGAATGGTTGGCCGCCGCTCACTTAAGGAACTCCGCGCGAATCTTGTACGCTCGCTTGTCGCGCTGCTTCGGCAACTTACAGCGGCAAATGCAAATGCTGGAACCGCAGCGGTGCGGAGTCGCGCAACATTCGCAAAAATGCGCCTTTGCCACTACGAATGCACTCGCTTATTAAAGCGCGGGTTGTTCAGCACTGTTCGCATCGGCAGTACGCGTCCAGCAGTCGCCTCAAGATTCGCACGCACATTTCTTGCTGGTCGAGTGGCGTAATCCGCTTGCGCTTTCTGGCGCTCGGCCATGTAGCCAGCGTCCCAGTGTATGTAGTCCTTCGTCGCTTCACGGTAATGATTGCGACTACCGATGCGCGTGCCGCCCGTAAAAATCTTCCCATCTATCTCAATGGGGTCGTTGCCTACAATCGTCTCGAAGTATTGGTCGTAGATGGCATCCGACGCCTGAATCTGCGCCGTCTGCAAAACCTCGGCGTACTGCTCCGCGGTCATACGCGCTTTGGCCGACGCGGCCAGCCGCTGCGTCACGTTCCAGCCGACCAGCGTTTCGGACGCGCGCAGAATCTCCAGCATATCGGTCGAATCCGTCTTGGCGTACTCGGGAGCCCAAACTTCTTCCACGAAAGCGGACACCTGGCGCACGCGGTCGCTCGGCACGTCTACGGCGTCGGCAGCGGCTACGAATCGGGCAGGAGCAACGGCTACCGCCTCCTGGGCGTGTCCGGGCGCTTCAAGCGCCACGCGCTGGCGGTGCGGGCTCGTAATCGGAAGCCCCGCTCGCTCCTTATAGACATCAGACGGCGAAAGGACCGCCCCAAGGGGGCCAGCCGGGTCCACAGCCTTTCGGAGCGTTTCAAGCCAGCGCGGCACGCCAGGGTGCTTGCGCCGCCCTCCGAGAAAGGTCCTCCTTCGTGAAGTCCCTATACGCTGCGAACGAACTCGGAACCGTTGACGCGCTCCTGCGAAAAGAGGTCGGCCCGAACTACGACGACCCGGAACTGAGCAACATCGCTCGCATGGCGCTGACCAAGCAAGTCAACCGCTCGTATACCTTCTTCGCCTCGAACTTTGCCTACGTTGCCGACAAGCAAGGCGACCTTGTGCTCCTGAAGCCGTTCGTCGGACAGGCCATCCTGCGCTACACCATCGACAGCCAACTGCGCGCCGGGCTCCCGGGCGCTGTCGGCGAGGTGAAGGCCCGCCAAATCGGCTGGACGACGGAGAACATCGGCCGGGGGCTCCACTTCTCCCTAGACGAGAACCGCCGCGGGCTGCTCCTCGTAGACGACGAGGACGTAGCCGCCGAGCAGGCGACCCGCTTTGGCACGATGCTGAACTCGCTTCCGCAATGGATGCAGCCCATGCGCCGCATCCAGAACATGAAGCACTACTGGCTCGACAACCCGAACCCGAAAGACCGGCTCGATAACCCGGGCCTCAACGCCGCCTTCCAAATCACCGTCCCGTCGTCGTTCCGAGGCGTCCCGCCCGGATTCGTCTGCATCTCGGAATACGCTCACATGCTGGTCGAACGGCAAATCGCCGTGCAGTCGGGTATCGTGTCGGCCATGCAGATGCGCCCGCCGTCCATCCTCATCTACGATACGACCCCGAACGGACTGGACGAATCCTACTATCCGATGATTATGGAAGCGGTCGAAGTCAATCCGCAGTGGACGAAGCGCATCGAGAAATGGAAGGGCGAACTCTCAGCCGAGGACGTGCTGGACGGAATCCTGGGCGTTCCGGATGCCGTGAAGAAGGCCTACCCGGGCGTCATTGTTCCGGCCATCTGCCCCTGGCGCTTCCACGAAGAATACACCTCCCGCTCCGCGCGCTACCCCCGCGGGGAACTGCGCCCGCTCTCGCGCGCAAACCGAGCCGAAACGGAATCCACCCTCGGCACGCTTCCGAAATACGGCGGCGAAGAAGAAATCGAGATGCGCGACCGCTACGAACTCTCGACGGAGCGCGCATTCTGGCGCCGGAGGAAAATAGACTCGTACAAGTTCCCGACTGACGAGATGAAGCTGCTGGCCTTCCGCCAGGAGTTCCTGACGACAATCGAAGGCGCGTTTATCGACAGCGGGACAGCGCCATTCGACCGCGGCTCACTCGATGCGCTCTCGCGCCAGCAACGCGACCCGGCAGCAGTCGGATTGTTTAGGGCCGAGGGAGAGTTCGACCACCACGCGCAGACGCAATGGCATCAGGTCCGCATCTTTGCGCCCCCGCAGGCTGGCGAGAAGTACACGATGGGGATAGACACCGACATCGCCTACGAGTCCCCCGACTCAGACGCCACGGTCGCGCAAGTCGTGCGCTGGCGCGACAACAAAGTCGTCTGCACGTACGAAGCACGCGTGCCGTCGTATCTGGCGCTGGAGCAGATGTACTACATCTACAAGTGGTACTACAACTGCTACTACGCCATCGAAACGGCGGGCATGGGCTACGAGATGGTGCGGCGCGCAATCGACATGGGTATGGCGAACTGCCACTACTGGAAGCGCTACGATGCCGACTACCCGGACATATCGAAATACCCCGGCTGGCAGACGGATGCGAAAACGCGTCCGCTGATGGACC